GAGAACTCGAAAAGGAAGACCTCGCGCGAGACAAAAAGACGGCCAAAGTTTCCCTTCAGAGGGGACGACGTTTAAAGAAAAAGAAGGACGATTGTCGTCCTTAAACACGAAATTCCGGGGACGACAATCGTCCTTCGCTGCGTCCTCTTCCGGGCTCCAAAAAGATTCGTTCGAGGTCGTTGCTTTTTGTCTTTCCCCAAGAAATCTGGAATGTTCTTCTCGCCTTCCTCTCTCCTCGAGACAAAGTTTGGAACCTTTATCTTCGTGGAGCGAGACATCTCTGTGTGAAAGAAATCGAGCAAGCGTGGAATTCGATGGCAGAAGTTTGTTTTACCAAGACGAAACCAAATGAACTTCATCGCGAGAGCAAGAATGTTTTCTGTTCGGTTTTTACTTGGAGGCGACACGATCTCGCAGTTTATTACCAAATGAATTCCATGGATGTTGACGTTTTGTCCTGGTATGAGGATGGCACAAGACTCGGCTATCGTTATCTCTAGTGACGAATGTTTGATCTTTCAAGCTCAAACATGATGAAATAACGATTGTATTGTTATTATCATAAAATGAGTTTTAATATTTCTGAAAACATGTTGTTCAAATTTCGTCTAAGATGCTGACGATTGTTTTGCACAAACCCGCTACTACGGTAGATTTCCTCGCTGCCGAGCAGGAAATCTACCGTAGGGAGATCGGTTTCGATCTGTTCAAACAAGGTTGCAGACAATTTTTTTCCTACATGCCAGAAGATGATCTCGAGCGAGTTGCTCTCGCCAAATGGCGAGCTTTGCCTCAAGAAGAGCGCGATGCTTGGATCGAAAAGTCCCGCCAGGAGACCAGAAAGCTGATCAGACAGATGCAACTCGGATTCCAGTATTATTGCTCTCTGAAGATCGATTCGGAGAAACTGTCGACCCCCGCAGAGTTTGTCCAGAAGCTTTCCGAGGACTGGGCCAATATGACCATTGAGCAGAAGCAAGTTTGGGTTGACGATTTTCTCACCAAAAGCGACAAGGCTCCTCCCATGAGCGCTTTCGTCTACTTCACCGCGGAGAGACGTCCCGAGCTCAAGCTGGTTGATCCAAATGGCTGCTTCAGCGACCAAAACAAGATTCTCCGCGCCGAGTGGAAAGCTAAGTCCATCCCGGAACGCCAAAAGTGGATTGATCTGGCCGACAGAGATCGCGAACGCTACGAAGGCGAGTTGAACGCTTCAAGCGCGCAATAAATAAAAACAAAACGCGGTCCTTCATGGACCCAGTTTATTTCATTGAGTCATGCTCAGAACTCTCAAACTTCGTCTCATTGAATATCCTACATTTGCAGTCCTCGCGACGACAATCTTTTGAGACAGTATTCTGACCATTCGAAATTCTTTTCGTAGCGACAATGTTCACACGTCCAGAGTTTCATGGCTTTACAAGCTAAGCACGACTCGTTTTAGTCTAGCTTCATATTTTTCCTTGCATGACGAAATGTTGACAGAGGACTTTGTGACGAATCTTCCAGTCTTTCTTTTGACATTCTTCGGAGCAATAGTAGGCGGCACAACATTTGCTACATTTGTCTCTCGCTGGTTTTGAACAATGAGCGCAAATCTTCCTCTTTGCGACAACTCCCGGCATCGCCAAGTCGAGATCAGCATGAGCTTTCTTCCAGTCTTCCCGATTCCTGGCAGCGATGCTGAAACTGTAGTTGCAAACTTCGCTGACATTTTTCTCCATCCCGGTGGCGCCGAAAGGAACAACGTAAAGGCTCGCGTTGTCGGCACGGAAGACTCCAAGGTCGTCCAAAAGAGAGAAAGAAACTCGATTCTCTCCGAGAAGCATGAAACTCTTCAAATCTTTTTTTTCTCCATCTAACATGTTGGCGAAAACTTGATCCTTCACGACAATGAAAGAGATCGGATTTTCCGGCGGACTATGGGTATTCTCTACGAAGAAACGGAAAGTCCCGATCGTGATTCTCTCCACGAGTTCACGATGAGATTCTTTCATTGTGTTTATAAACACATAAACGGCTCAAAAATTGTATTTTCAAACTGGATCTAGAGAAGATCTCGTTTATTGAACAAACTTGAAACCACGTTTCTTATACTTGGTAACTCTTTCGATTACTTGTTTGGCACGAGAGTCGCGGTTCAGAGTGAAAGGCACAAGATCGAACTTGATGGTCATCTTGAGAATTGAGCCGAAGTCACCAATCTCGGCTTGCGGACCGTTCTCATCGTAATAAAATATGTTCTTCAAGACGTCGAAATCGAATGTGATGCCGAGTGTTTCTAGATTTGATGAACTTGGCATCTCCAAGTTCGTATTCGGAGAGAGTCACCACTTGAAATTATCTGAGATGAAACTTTCAGGTCGCAATGTGCCATTCTGCATTCGAGGCGTGGCGATATTAAATTCTCGAACCATGTCGATTTTATTGGGGGCATGCGTATAGCGACCTTGCTTGCCCATATCCCATCCCTGCACATAGTGGAAAAATTTCTCAGCTTCATGGAAAACCTGATCGCCCGGAATTCTGTGAATGCTGGTGGCGAAAAAGTCGATGTCCGATCCGCCCCAAACTTCATTTTCAGGGAGAAGAAACATTTGCAACACGAATGATCCCGAGACGCATGTTTCAGTTCGCACCATCATGTCGACAAACTTGGCATAATACTCGCTTCCGAAATGTTCGCGAAAGTGGAGATCAATCTTTTGGGCAAGACGAGGACAAGCTCGAGCCAAAGTGATAATGTCGATCGGATCCAAGTAGGCCGCGATGAGTTGGATCTGATCTCTCGACAAGTTTTGAATCGAAGTCATGACTTTTGAGATCCATTTGATTGTAAAAATCGAAACTCTTTTCGAGACATCATGTATCAAACTCGGCTCCAAAGAGCCTGGTTTGTTTTTCTCAAAGGTGACGAATCTTCTTGCAAAACTTTTTGTGCCTGGCCCAGTCTTTCGTCTGACAATCCACGCAGCAATAGTAAGATTTTTTACATTTGCTACACTTGAATTTCCCGGGTTGCTTACATTTGTCGCAAACTTTGCGAGCGCCGATAGATTCGCTGCCAGGGTAATGCGTATCGAACTCTTCCATGATCTTGTCTTGGGCTTTTGGAGAACCCATGGCCAAGAAAGTCACGTCCTCAACTTGGAGCGGCGACATTGACAGAGGGATTAGATATAGTTCCATCTTCGTTGACCTGAACAGTTTTCTCTCCGGCAACCAATTGAAGCAATAAACGGTCTGCCCCAATTTTACACCAAAGTCCAGAGAAAACTGATACGCTTGTGTGCAAAAGTGGTTGAAATCGGCATCTGGCACTTGCATGATCATGAGAGCAAAATTGGAATCTTCTTCGCCCTTCTTTTTGGCTCTGCCGGTGAAATCCGAAATGCTGTCACATGCTTCCTTAGTGAATTCTTCAGCAGTGATGACGTTGTTTCCCATTGCCAGTTCGAGTTTCAAACTAAGTTATTAAAAAAATACAAACTCTTTTTGATTCTTTTCGAGATCGTCCAGAAAGAAAAACTATTGTCCTCCCGAAATGGATACTGGGGAGAAAACTTGCCCCAAAGCTGGTGTGAAACCAAGTGTGGCAGCGATTATAACTATTGTGGCCGTGACAATTGCTGTCTTGATTGTGATCTACATTGTCTATCGATTGTACTATGGTTTTATTGACAAAACGATAGCCAAACTGACCAAAGATGTTCAACAAAGTTGTATTGAATTTGGTCCTGCTAGATATCGTTACACGTTGACACCTCCTGTAACGAACGGAGTGTATGAACATGAAGTTGCAACAGCTTTGTGGGATATTGGAACTGCTGTCAGTCTCTCGAATTGTACCGACATGGTTGGAATCCCTTCGCCATTTCATCAAGTCCACAAAATTGTCAGTCCGATTGATGGACAAATGTATGCCTACATTTTCTCAAACGCGAATATGGCTTGCATAGGCTTTAGTGGAACTTACTCGAAAAGTCAATGGTATGCAGATTTGAACATTAAGCAAGTCACGCCGACGGTTTTACTGAATTCTCTGAGTAATCATGCGACCTGGTCTGGTGATCCAATTAAAGTTCATGAAGGTTACTACAAGATCTACTCTTCGATCCAAGATGAAATCCACAAATGGTGGCAAGAGAATCGCGGAGGAAAAACAAATTTGTTCATCACTGGTCATTCGCTGGGAGGAGCAGTATCAACTCTTTGTGCTTTCGATTTTGCCGCCATGTTCAGAAGACTAGGAGATACTACAGTTATCACACATTACTCCATGTCGTCACCTCGAGTGGGAAATTTAGCCTTCTCAAGGACTTTCGATCGTCTTTCTCCTTTCAGCATTCGTGTTTACAATACTGAAGACATTGTTCCTTCTCTTCCTCCTGCAGTTTGGGATGGTCTTGTGTATCAACACATTTGTGCGAAACGAGGAACGGTTGCTTTCACCAAGACGATGTCGAGTTTGGCAGAAAATCACATCGATGCATACTATCATCTTCCCTGAAGTAATAAAACTGGGACTCAAAAGTCCTCGTTTTTGAAGCAGTCGTTCTTGCGGCTTGATCGGAAGAGAGTTCTTCCATTTCGTTCATACCTTGAGAAAGCCAAGGGCGTTCCATTCTTCTTTCACATCGCTGCAAACTATCTTTCCATACTTTCTGAGCGTACCGATCTCTTGAAAGAATGCGCCAGTCTCGTCAAAGAAAGGATCAATTGTTCCATTTTCGTACGAAACATGTTTCTTCAATCCTTTGGCAACTGCCGTAACGCCATGCAAACCTTCAGGCAGATCAAGAAGTTTCGCCAAGTTTCCGCGCACATCGATTTGGAAGCCGATTTCTCCTCGGAGCAAGTAGTCTCTTGCTCCGAGATATCTCATGACGAATCCGGGAGGACAAAGTTTGTCCTCCCTAGGAGGTAACGAGAGATAAACCCAGAGTTCATCTGACAGAGATTCAACTCGTTCCATCTTTTTTCAACAAGATGATCTAAAAATTAGTCTTCGTTTTCACAAAGTTTGATCAAACTTTGTAATTTACAAGTTTCCAGCTAGCTTCAACCCGAACTGACTCGGTTCGGTGCTTCTTTTTATTGCCGAGAGAGGTCTTATTTCATACGCAGAGGCATCTCACTTGATGCGAAGTGGAGGAAATCTGCAAGAAATGCTTGACGTCGTAGGCAAGTATTCCGCACAGATCGAGAGAGACATAATGAAACCAAATCGGGATGACGATCCGTGATAAAACTGGGACTCGAATGTTGGACAAGCTAGTTGTCGACGAAGTTCATCCTCAGATGATTTTTCTCTGAGTGACAAAATCAACTTCGACAATGAAATCGACGAGCGAGATGAACGTGCCCGGCTAGGAGTTTTCATGCTTATCCTCGTGCAAAAGAAATTCATGTCAAGCGAAGAGAATCAGCGCTTGACCAAAACAGTTCCTAGCAACGAGGAACTCGCACAAGAACTCAAAAAGTATATCCAAACTGGGGCCAAATAGCCCTCATTTTTTTACTTCCTTTGAGAAGGCCAGTGCGCCTTCTGACAAACTTTGTCGCAGTACCGCGTGTAGCCTTCTTCGGGGAGAATCTTGCACTTCTCTGGAGCGTTCGGGCGGAAACACCATGCGCAACGCTTTTCTTCGGCGGGACAAATGGAAGGACAAACCACATGCCAAATCCCGTTTTTGCGAACGTGGTTGATGACGACGATAGATCCGTTTGAAGGCGCTGGATCGTTATCGTCGGAAAGAATCATGTTGGCATCGCTGATGCGTATCGCCTCACAACCTTTCCACACGTCAGTATTTCCCTTACAAGAACCGTGTAAGACGTAGGCCAAGACTCGCATATTCTCCACGCATCTGAAAGTGCACTCATCAGCGTTCAACTTGCCATCTGGGAGAACGCGCCCAACCGTCAAAACACTTCCACTTGGTTGCATCTTCAGCGAATGAAGCGAGGGAGGAAAGAGTGGAACGCTGTAGATGGTTGGGCCGCCAGTTTCTTGGTACCAAACGTCGCCTATTCGAACCTGATTTATGGTGAAACGATCGTTGTTCTCGAGCCTGAGATCTTCTTCACGGAAAGGATTCCCGTTGTGGTCGCTGAGGACGATTTCTTCGATCCCCATGGCTGGAAAAATCTCCATCAACATTTCCAGCGCGTTTTGATTGAGACTGTAGGAATTGTCGTGTCCGTAGAGAACCGTAACGGTGAACCAACAAGTGTTGCCACCCACGACAATGGTGAACCAAACAGTGCGACACATTTGGAGCATCTGCTTTCTCGACAGAAAACGACTTGCTGTGTCTTTGTATCTGCCTTCGTAGAGCCACTTGTCTACGATCCACTGTTGATGCTGGCGATAATCTCGCGCTCTGGAGCCGTAAGATAAATTTAGAGGCCCAGTATTTAGTATAAGGTCTACCAATTCCCGCCTCATCATCTCTGCTAGAGATTTGAGTACATCTTATTCAAAATGTTAAAACTCATTTTATAATAAGTTTGTACCAATCATGAAAATCATATGTTTAACCTACAGTGAAATCAAAATAGTTCTACTCAACATCAAAGTGGATCTCCTTGGTGTCGAAACCGAAAGTTTTCATGGCCACAAACGATCCTGCTAACATTTTCATAGCAGGATGAAACTTAAAGTCTTCCAGAATTGCTTCTTTTGACCAAGATTTTGGTTCTGCATTTATCATCACAAGTTGAAACGATATGCGGGCCTTATAATCAGACAAAGATTTCACTTTCTGCCAGTACGAAATACCAGACATGATGTTTAGAGAAATCGAATTCCATCATCGCGCAAACTTTCGAGGGAATGTATCGAAACGTAGTGTATGGCATCGGCATTCCTTCCAACGATCCTCGTATCAACGACATGAGCAGCTGGCGCGGACACAATTTGCTCGGCAAAGTTCTCACAGAGGTTCGACGAAGATTGTCTCCATATCGATCCGGATTGCAGAACTACGCGAACTCGAAGATGGTCGACTTGATTTCAACTCACCTCGACAAACATTACATCGATTTGTGGCAGATCGTGACCGCCGAGTGGAGACAACTCGACGAAGATGGGCAGGCAAACTAGGTGCTTTATGCGCCACGTTTTACAATCAAAGTGATGAGAAACTTGTCATCATTTGATAATCATATTGTGTGGACAGACAATCAGTACATAGTCGAAACCACTTTCCACCAATAGCGATATCATTCTTCACAACACGATTCTGCGAAATGTGTTCCCTACTTTGACCAAGACAGTAGACACATTCCCATTCATTTGAATCGACTACTTGCGGTAACAAAAGTAGCCACTTGAAGTCTGCCTCGCGTTTCCTCCGACTGCAATCATCAGTAAAAATCGTTTGAATTGTCTGGTAGGATATCACAGTTTCACTCAGTGCGAACTCCCTACAAGTGAGGCAGTAAGGATTGTCAAATGAGGTCTCACAAGGTTTCACACAACGCATACATTTGCCATGCTTCAAGAACTTCTTCCAGTTTGTACAAACATCACAATCTTCGTTTCCACAAAGACATCTCAAGCCGTGTACCGACCACCATTTCTCTTTGATGGCTACTCCTCTGGCATAGAGATAAAACTCTACGATTCCTTTCGGAGTTGTCTTGAGAAAACCAAGTTCCTTACCCAGTTTGAGGATTTCTGCATAGACAATGAAATCCATTTTGCATTTCTTCTTGTCTACAAAATATAGACTTCTTTTTGTTCTCTAAATGGATCAAGCGAAGAAACGCAGGACGATAATAGTTGTAGTCATAATTATTGTCATCGTGATCTTGATTGGGGTAGGCATTTTGATAGTCATACTCGTGATCAGAAGTAGAAGCAAAACGGCTATCAATTGTCGTACAAATGCCGATTGCGTTTTGGGATACAAATGTAAGACTTCAAGTGGTGCTTGTGTTCCATGCTTGCTTGATACCGATTGTCCAACAGGAGAAGTCTGTTATGGAAACATTTGTTACTTTCCTTGCTCTACTACCAATACGACCTGTCCGACAGGCAAGACGTGCAATACAACGTACAATATTTGTCAATAAAACTGCTTCATAACTTGGTTCAAACAAACTTTGTTACAATTATCGTCAAAATAGTGAAAACGACCATGAGAACAAACTTATCATAAAATGACTTATCAAATTTCGAATAAAATGGTTACAAACCTCGCATACACAAGATGCGGCGAATGACCTTCATTTCCGTTACCAAGCAGGGACAAGTTGCTTCACGCCCTGTTTTCATTGATGGAAACACTACGACTTTAGTTTTGCATATCATCGCGGGAATCGGATCTGTAGGCATGCCTTTCGTCACACTGTACTATGGCGAGGGAGCTGGTAGGATCCTCCTTGACAAGAATCCTGGGATTCCGATCAGCAAGATCATCGGAGACGACATGCATCCTCGCTTTGTCGTCGAACCGCTTCTGGAGACGGAAATCCTTGCTTTGCACGGGAAACAAGCAGTTGATGACATTGTGGGAGCCATGAAGCTCGGATGTCGTCGCCAACTCGAACACTTTCTGCGCAGATTTTCGGACTGGGCGATGGATGCCACTGGAATCAAACAGTATCTCGACCAGATGCCTCCCGATCACGGACACCGAGTCGACGAGGATGGTTTCGTCCTGCTCTGAACAAAAAGATACCACAAGACGCTTCATGCGTCGCGTGACTTGGAAAACAACAAGAAAATCTCTTGATCATAAATGTTCGACACAAAGATATCGCAACAAGGAGAATTATTGCGCTATCGATATGTCTTCGTTTTGATATGCCTCATTGTTCTCATCTTGGTACTCGATCAGAAGAGCAAACTAGGGAATCTGCAAGATATCAATGTTCGTGGACTCATAGCCTACCTAGTGATCGTAGTTGTGATATTCTCAGTATTCATGATGAGACAAACCACGAAGCAAAAGTTGAGTGACAACTCGTGGGATATTGGTCACTTCTTGTTTTACTTTGGTTTGGCTTACTTTGTCCCCAACAATTTTCTCTTGGTGGCGATATTGATGGTAGCATGGGAATTATTCGAGGATTTCATGGGCTTCAACGCTGGTAAGAAAGCCTGGATAGAAACTGATGGAAAGAAGATGACGGACATGATTGCTAACACCAGTGGATATTACTTGGGAAATCTCTTCTTTGGCCGAGATTCGAATCACACTGATTTCAAAAGACGATTCAAGCAATACTTTGGACAGAAAGAATAATCACTCGACATTTGGAATGTCTCGTGGTTTTTATTACAAAATGATACAACCTTCCGAACTTCCGATGGCGCCGTAGCCGACCTTCAAGAGAGAAATATCGTAGCCTAAACTGTCGACATAATTGAGGATTCGACTATAAGTTCCCTCGTCCAAAGGCCTGGTTCGCGACAAGATGTAGAGATTTGAACCATCATAAGAACCAACAATGGCATAACGATCGTAATCAGTTTTGTGAACCAGATAGTTTGCTCTCTGAACTTCTTCCATTGGTTGTCCTGTAGGAAACGAGACGTACAACTTGGCTGGATTCGTTGTTCGCGATCTGGTTCTGCTGGATTGACCACTAGGAGAATCATCAATCATGACAGCCGTTCCAACAATCTTTCCCCTCACCCGTCCATCTTCTTGGTAAGAAGTATTGATCACCTCAATGTAAACCAAATCGGATCTCTTTTTGGGTTGCATCAATGTATATTCGGCTGTTTCCCAAGGAGTATTCTGATCGAAAGCTTGTGGAATTCTAGCAGCGCTATACCAGAGTCCTTGGTAGCGTTTCAGATCGAAATCAGGCTGCAATTCCAACTTGATGTCACGAGGTTGAACCTTTGGTCTATCCAGATAGCTAGTAAATTGCATCAATTCGTCTTCCAATTCTTCAGGCCTCGAGGCTCTGGAATGATACTTTTCGGCAAGGCGAGTGAAATTGCTTTCTGATTCGTCTTGTTGAAGAGATTGGATGTCGCCAAGAAGCGAAGCTCGATCCATTTCACGAGTGATAAAGTTTTCTCCACCTATTATCATAAAACTAAGACCGAATGGTCCTCGTTTGTATTACTTTTTGACTTCGGTTATTTTGAACACGACGACTTCTTTTGTTGGAAACTTGTTGGCTTTCGTGATGGTGTCCCAGGTTCCGACGCTATGTTCGTCTACGAAGGCAATCACTCTGTCTGCTTTTTGGACCATTATCGTATTTCTCTTGGGACCAGCAGAAGCACCATAAAGTTTCCATTCTGCAGGAAACTCTTCGAAAGCATGCTTCATCTCCTGAGCATACCTTTTGGCCATCGTGTCGACTCCCCTGCATCCTCCCGAAATGATCAAACTGGGAGAATAGCCTGCGCTTCCCCATTTGGCCAACATGATTCCCATCGTTTTGTGAAAGACGTCATAACACTCGAGGTGACGACTTCCCACTACTAGAAGAACATAAGGACTTTTCATTGTCACAATCCTCTTGAGGAATAAATGCGTCCCAAGTTATGATCTCCTTGAATCTTCCTGACTAAATCTGGTGGTGCCTCTGGTTTCTTATAGAGGGCATAAAATTCTGCCAATTCATCTTGATAGTGCTTGGTGTGAATACTGGAGTATCCATTTGACATTCCCTTGATTGCCCATGATCTCTCCAGTGAGCACGACCAAATGAGGTGAACATAGACTATCTTCTTTTGTGGAAATCTATGGCAACGACCGAATGCTTGCAGAAATGCTTCTGGTTCCTTCGGATAACGAAACATGAGAATGTGATTTGCCCACGTAATGTTATGACCTTCTGATAACATAGCGATTGAACCAATGAGGACATCGCCGTTTTGCTCGAATTTCTTCAATTGTTTTGCTCTAGCAGCAGGATTGTATTGAGTAGAGAATGGATGAACTATGAGACCAAAATGTTCCAACAAACATGTTAACGGAACGATGTAATCTTGATTGATATCAAAGATGACGAGTTTTTCTCCTTTGGATTTGACTAGTTGTGCCACCATGACGACTTCCCGCATTTTCGGTATGTTGATTGCGCGACTGAGAAACATGGCTTGATGCGATTCATCATAACAGTTCTTATTCTTGTAGTACAAAGATTTGCCATCCTTGGTTGTAAAACCGAATGGATTGAGATTCTCACCACCGACTGAAAGTATTCTGATCATCACATCGATAGTCTCGACGCTAAATGCTTTCATCTCTGAGATATAAAGAGCAACCGCATTTCCATCCTCAGGACGATAACCACAAGGTTCATAAGTAATAAACTCGATGGGAGGCAAATCGACGTTCAGAGACTCTGCTTTGAGTTCAAAAATGGTCCACATCGAGGCAGTTCCTGCGTAAGAACGAAAGAAAGCTTCTATTGAAGCCGTAAAGCCCAATATTTCGATTGCTTCACTGTAAGCAGCGGTGATTCCATTGTGAGCTTCATCATGAAGAATGACGTGTGGCTTCTTGCCCAACAAAGTTTGAATTCTTCCTGATGTCAAGTTGGAGCAAATGATGATTCCATACTTGGTGAGATTTTTCTCCCAGTCAGGGAGATAAAATGTAGAAGATTCGTAGTTCGACATGACGGGCAAATCTGTATACTTATCGAAGAACTCTGACCATTGCGCAACGCATGTTGGTGGTACTACTACAAGAGCATACATGATTGGTTCTCTCTGGAGAGAACACTTGAGTTGTTCTCTGTAAGCACGAAGAACGTAGGAAGTGGCCAACCAAGTCTTTCCACTACCAACCTCACCATGAACCAACTTGAAACGAGGATCGATGATCGTTCGATCTTTTTTTGATTTCATCATGATTGATAAAGTCTTGAACTGATCGAGAGTCAACTTGTATCGAGGTTTGAATGGAAATGAGATCAACATTCGATACTCCTTTCTCCTCAACAGGCGATACCATGATTTGCACACCCTGGTGAGAGCATCCAAATCCCACGGAGGCAACCATTTGGCAATACAACTGAGAGCATCTTGATATAAAGTCTCCATCTTTCTGAGTTTGCAGTTTTTTCTTTCCATTAGGTTCAAAGTGAGAACTCAATTGGAAATCTAGATGGCTAAACTTGATGATCAAATCGTTCCAAAAGAAGGTCCAGCTGCTCTGATTCCTTGGGAAGCCGAGGCGACGCTCCAAGGAACCTTCAAGATTAAGGTCAACGGAACCGCTCCTGAAGACATCGAAATTACCGACTTGGTGGAAGAATTGATTGAACCTCTCGTGGTAGAAGCGATTTTCGACATGAAGATCGACTTCACGTCTCCTGAAGAACATACGAAAGACTCGAAAGGAGAGCTAATCTGGCCTCAAAATAGGGCACCTTTGAGAGTCACCTTTACGGACAAGGATGGTCGAGTTTTGACTCTCGATGGGATCAACAGGAAGGGGGAAACTGATCCCGCCATGATGTTCAATGTTTGTATTCTCCCGAAGCTGATATCTGTGATCGGAGAAGCAGAGTATCATGTTGTTGGAATGAACAAACACAAGGAGAAAACGAAATGAAAGCAAAATGATTCTCACAAGCAATCGAAACAAGTCGCTCGTACGACAAGTTTCTCTGATGTCAACCTTGATGAAACATTTTCTGAAATGTGGCGAAACTACTGAGCATTACTACGTTACTTTCGACAAGCCGAGCCTTAAGTGTTACAACGGTTGGAGATGTTGGCCTTGCAAAAAGCAACGATTAGAAGAACGAGAGAGGACTCAAAATTATCGCAATACACTTTCTTGTCGTAGGTGCGGAGAGAGTCGCCTGGTGCAACTTAATGCTCCAACACGCTGAAGCCAAGTATTGCTCCCTATCGACACCATTTTGTTCTCTGCGAGATTTTCGTTTCGTTCAACCTTGTCGTTCAGACGACTCGTTTACTTCCTTCTCCTCACCATGAAAATCATCATTAGGACAAGCAGAATGATCACCAAGATGGACAGATAGGTTTTCTTCTTTCTTTGATTGCTGATACCACTGAGATCATCTCGAGCGCACGATCTGTTTGGGCAACTAGGTTGGACACAATGACCATTACTGTCAATAATCGATGTTCCGCCACAGACATGCGCACAATCATACACCTTGCCAGAATTGCAGACACCATCGCATCCAAGCACTGCGTTGCCACCGCAGATTCCCAAGCAGTCTGGCACATGAGTACCACCGCAGATTCCATCACAATCCAACACTTTGCCCGAATCGCAGATCTCATCACACCCAGGAACGTGGGGCGGAAGAGTGGTCTGAGGATTGTAACAAGTGCCATAACAATCCAATATCGAAGGACCGGAACAAACGCCATTGCAATCCGGTGCATGAGGTGGAGGTGTTGTGTTTGGATTGTAGCATGTTCCTGCACAATCACGAATGTTAGTCGGAGCACTAACATTCGGATTATAGCATTCGCCAGCACAATCGAGAAGCGATGGGCCTCCACAAACGTTAGCACAATCGCGAGTATGGGGAGGTGCAGCCGGAGGCAAGTAGCATGTTCCATTGCAATCCAAAATGGATGCTCCTCCGCAGACATTGGCGCAATCCAGAGTATGGGGCGGAGAGCTCGTATTGGGATTGTAACAGGTGCCATTGCAATCAGCAACATGGGGAGGAGCAGCTGGAGGCAAGTAGCATGTTCCTGCGCAATCACGAATCGATGATCCTCCGCAAACACCAGCGCAATCCTTGTCGGGACACGGGCAGAGAATCCCAATGCTTACGAAAGACCAAGCGACACAAGGTCCATTCGGGATATTACAGAAGTTTCCATTAGTGACTGTCGTGGCGACAACTTCATTCGCAAACGTCCTGCCGAAACCATAAGTTCCTCCCGAGATGATCGCCCCGCCGGGAAGACTGTTGCTAGAACTGTTGATCGTACTGAGAGGAGCAGAAGGAGTCATGACGTTCGTACCATACTGAGGACAAGTGCACGCAATTGAGAGAAGATAGAAGCATTCTCCTTGGTACAGCTGATCGTTGCGATTGTAGTTTTGACTTCCGCCTCCATACGAGCCAAAACCTAAAGAAGGATTGCCTGCTCCCTTGATTTCATTCACGCTGACGCAAAGATTGACAACTCCCAAGACAGTCACAGTCACTTGCAAAGCGGCCGCCGCATTGACACCCACTCCGACAGTTCCGTCTGTATACCAAAGTTCTGATGCACATTCGCCAGAATACGCTGCTTCGGCCCGAACATACGTATTGCCTTGATTGTCTGTCACCGTGCCGATAGGTGGAGCGCCAGATAGAGATCCCACTCCTGTAAACACATAGATTGAGCTACCTGCTGAAATCGAGAGTGGCGCAGTTTGGGCATTTGTGACTCCAACAAGTTGGAGAAAATTGTTGCTTCCCACGGAGACCATTTAGGAAAACAGTTTGTTCTTACTATTTTTGGCAGCAAGTATGTGTAATGATGACGGGTCGTTGATACGACGAATCTTCATGCTTCTTCCCTCTTGGAAGAAGCATAGAGAACAACAATGATAATCAAAGCGATCAAAACAATTAACCACATGTTGACTTCCTTCTTGTCTCTCTTACCGTTTCCTGTTAGCAATCTCAGTACGTTAGCAGCGATGCCTTGACATTCTGTCTGAATGCAATTTCCTCCGCAATCAACATAAGCTGTCCCTCCGCAAACACCAGCGCAATCCAAATTCTTACCCGAATTGCAAACACCGTCGCATCCCTTGAAGTTGGTGGGTAGTGTCGTATTCGGATTATAGCAAGTTCCGCCACAATCTCTAATACTTGGACCGCCACAAACCCCAGCACAGTCAGCGCTAGAAGTGCCGCCACAAACCCCAGCACAGTCATAAACTTTTCCACTTTTTGAAATACTATCGCATCCCAAATCTTCACTACAACATGATGACGTTGCAACACAATTGCATTTCACAGTTACTACGCCTGCTGTCCAGTCGACATCAGTCGTAGTAACTAACTTTACACTCATTGTGTAACTTGATAAGCCTGTAATACTATAAAAGTTGCCTCCTATTACTTTCAAATCGGAGATCGGATCTGAAATAACGTCTATCATGATAGCATTATTTTCTTCTATCATGGTGGCATCCTTATAGGGGTTTGCATACGCTACCGACATTAGAGCTAAATAGCCATCTTTCCGCGAAAGATTGATGTCGCCGATTGAAGCTATCGTTCCATATCCAATGTTGCTCTGAAAAGTATTTCGAGATGAACTCGTAGTAGTTCCTTGCAATTCCAAAACTTGCATCGCGATACTAGTACTACTGTTACATTTTCCAGTAACTGTGAGAGTAGTGTTTTGTGGAACATTATCTCGATACCAGATTTCTGTTAGAACATTACCACTACTATTGAATCTTCCAACGGCACGAGTATAAGATTTATTTAAACTGTCAGTGACTGACGTGACTGGTGCAGTGGGCGCTATCGAGAAGCATACGTAAATAGAACTTCCTAGGGAAACTGATAAACTTTCCGAAGTGATACTAGTAACGCCGACTGCCGATTTATAGTTACGATTTCCTATTTTTACGATACATGTTCCGGAACATGTACTTGCCATTTTAAATAAAATGCTTTTAAAGTATAAAATTTATTCAAACTAATGAAATGACAAACTGTCCTCCTCGTTCTTCTCCCGATTGTGCCGGAATTTGTAACGGCTCATCGCTTCTCGATTGTGCTGGCGAATGCTATAATCCTGTGTACAATCTTCCTCCCCACGTTCATGACTGCGCTTTGGAATGTCATGATATTGATACGATTCCTCCTCATTTTCTCAACAGTCTCGGACAATGTATCTCAAATGATGACGTCTGCCCGCCGTCACCTTCCCCACGTCCGCGTAAACGAAGTGATGAAATGACTATTTGTCAAAGACCAATCCATTTATGGGTCTTGCTGATACTTTTGATAGCTATGGCGTTCCTCGTTTTTATCAACGAGAAAAATAACAAAAAGCTATAAATGAAGTCCAGCTCTAAGTCATTTCGAGGTGTTGAGTCGCACGTGATTCAACGAGTGCAGCTGAATCCTCCGGCAAAACGAAATGCTACCCATAACAGAGCGGCTCAAAATGTGGTGAATTCCCGTCCCCAAGCGAATTCTCGCACATCTCGCGTCGCTCCTACTGCAAAGCCTGATAGTCGCAATCTCGCTGGTGTTTGTATTCCTGGAAGTAGCAAGGATTGCGCCGGTGTTTGCGGCGGTACTTCTTTGCTGGATTGCTTTGGAACTTGCTACCTTCCTCCCGCTCTGCCTCCCAAGATTAAGGATTGTGCTGGAGTCTGTGGCGGAACTACTGTCAAGGATTGTGCTGGTGTTTGTGGTGGAACCAGTGTCAAGGACTGTGCTGGAACTTGCTACCTTCCTCCTGCGACGCCACCGAATCAGAAAGATTGCTCGGGAACTTGTTACGGCCCGGGAGTTCCAGGCTATACCAAGAAGGTGCCAGGTTGCGATGCTGTTTGCAACAGTGGAAAGATACTTGGTTGCGATGGTGTTTGCAACAGTGGAAAGGTCGCTGATTGCGCAGGTACTTGCAATGGAACTGTCACCAAGGATTGCGCTGGTGTCTGCGGTGGTACAAGCGTGAAGGATTGCAATGGAACTTGCTATCTTCCTCCCGCTTTGCCTCCTAAGAGTGTGGACTGTGCTGGAGTTTGTGGTGGAACTGCTTACTCGGACTGTGGCGGAAATTGCATCGAAACGCCTTGCCAAGGCATTACAGCAGGAGAGATGAAGGTCAAGAAGTCCGTGCGTGTTATGGCGCAATCTTCTGCAATCCAGAATCAGCGACAAGTCTTCGCTCAGAAGACGTCCGTTGCTTCCCCACCTGCCAAGATTGTCTCCCGCAACAGGAGGCGATAAGCAAAACAATCACGGCGAATCGTCGCCTCGATTAAGTTGAAAAATCTCGTCCACGAAGTAAAGATATGATAGAGGTATATGGTCGTCCTCTCTGGGAAGTCGTTTTGTGGATCTTGTTGTTGCTGATAGTTGTTTGGGCATTGAAGCAAGAATATAGAGCGGCCAAATGTTTTGATGGTCGTGAAGATTGCGGAACAGACTGGGCGTGGGAACCGAAGCGAGGCGACGATTTGGCAACCTTGTTCGCCCGGATTGAAGCCGGTAACCGAGCAGAAAATCACATCATTTCGAGGAGATTGACGATGATTCTGGCAGCTGCAGTCACTTTGATCGTGATGTGGTATTTCAGGAGACAATTTGTGCCAGAAATATTGGAATTTGTGGTGGTTATGGTGCTTCTCATGGGAATGATCTGGTTTGGGTTTCGTTATCATGAATCGCACTACCTTGCCGAAATCACGCGCAGAACTGACAAATCGATCCAAGAGTTGAAATATCAGACTGGTGTGGCAGATCGTCCTCACCATTTGTAGAAACAAGATGTTAGAACATCAAGTTTCAATCATTGGACAAACAATTTCGTAACGTGTTTCATGGCCAGTTCTGTCAACACTCCAACCAAAACGCTGATCGTGAAGGCAGATCCCATGCGACCACGAGCAGCAATCAACACTGCTTCAGCTTTTTCAGGCTCACTTTTGCACTGAACGTCAATACTGTCGAGATCGTAAGGTTTGACTTCCTTGGAAGTCCCGACGTCGCGCCACTTGGTACCAATACTTTTCCTTAGTTTGAGACGAATGATACCCGTATCCGTCACGACCTTTTTCAAGACTTCGTGCGGAATGGTTGATTGTGCAGGATTCATTCTTTTGAACTGCCTTGATCACAAATTTGGAAGCACAATGCAAAAGCATTTAGTTTTTACTTGACTAGAGCAGCCAGTTTGATCAGAGGTTCCTTCAAGAGGTCCATTCCGAGGTAGAGACACATTTCTCCATCGCCGCCAGCACCAATTTTGGACACTTCGCACTTGATTTGTCCATCAGGTTGCCAAGACAAACAGACGCGACCATCGAGTTCGCAAAACTCCAACTCTTCGCGACGATGTTCGATGAAATCTGAGTAATCATCGTGGTTGAAAACTTGAGCATTGTAGATCGTCATCGTGACCAAAGTCTTGCTTCCAATCTTGATCGTGAAGACAGCAATCACGTCTTTCTCATCGTAACCAATCTTGAAATCAACAGAGAGACTCATCTTTATGTAACATGATGTTCTAACATCTAGTTTTAAATTAATTTGGCTCCAAGAGATCAGAAAGAGCCAAGTAGTTTCATTATGGTGGGACAATTTTTGATCGGAGGAAGATACAATCGCATCATGAAGTGATTTCTCTCGACTCATCCGGCGATTTTTAATTCTTGAAGGCGAGTTGAAGACGATCGGACATTGTTTCGATTTCTATTTGATTCTCCAATTGTTCCAAAAAGTTGGGAATAACGATGTTAGCAAATTTGGTTTCGTGTTATTTACGTGTAGATTACTTAATTTGACCACAAAGAGTTTTTCTTCATAAATTGACTTTTGAAAATCATGAAACAAATCAGTTAGATTTGCCATAAGCATGGCGCTTTCGAAAGAACTAGTTGTCCTTCAATTCGAGACAGACTCGCACTTCCGTCGCCTCAAATGGTGCCCCCTCGTTTCTCTCCAGCAAGCTCGAGCTTTGAGAGGCAAGTTCTATCCCGATTCGGTCCATGATGTGAATCCCGTATTGCCACATAGTCACCGGGTGGCCGATCTGGGAATCTTTCCATCCGAGACGTACATCCACCAAATGAGGAGCTTCGAGGGTGTGACCAATTCCATCAAAGTGATCTTCCCGACCGCTCCCAAGATTTTGGAGCGTTTCGGAGGCGAAGTGATTCTGGCAGGTGGATGTCTCGCGAGAACAATTCTGTCTCTCCGCGCGGACGGACTCGTGGTCTCGCACGATGCTGACTTTTTCTTCGTTGGTTGTTCCAAAGAACGCATCCTCGGGATTCTAGACGAGGTGGAGAAAATGTTGCACCAAGAATTGGACAACAAGGGATCGGTTTGCCGTGTCACCAGTCTCCGCACCACGACTTTCTACGTCAACCGTCATGTCGCTCGCATGTCTTCGAATAGCATGAAGTACCAGTTCATTCACTCGCGTTCCTATCCGAGTGCGGAAGCTGTGATACTCGGGTTTGACATTCCGGCTGGATCGGTCTTCTACGACGGTACGGACATCCTGATGACTCCCATGGCGGCCTTCACTTATGCCAGCTCTGTGATCTTCATTGATCCTAGTCGTCGCTCCACTACGTACGAAAAGAGATTGCTCAAGTACGCGGGCGAGATGTTTTTCGCTTTGGGTACGATTGCTACCACTGCCGAGCGCATCAAGCAGGCCTACGTAGGCAATCGGCCTCTCGGAGTGCGAGGCCTCAAGCATGATCTGGTGCAGGGAATCGTGGTCGAGATACATGAGTTCGGGAAGACGCGCATGAGATTCTCCGAAGCATCCTACAAAAGAGACGATATGTTTGGCGACTATGGTGCCAACGCAGTCAACAAGTACATGATCATGATGCACAACGGTTTCTTCGCTCTGCGTGGACAAGTGGAGAACATCGCTTGGATCAAGGAGGGGGTCGATGAGGAATTCGAGAAGCTTCCTGTCAAGTATCCCACAGTTCTTGTCCCGCCTGTTCCCGGTCCGGATGATAGGTGGCAATACCATGATCCGGGATATGCGCAAGTTCGGCACGTCATCGGACCGTTGATCTCGGCGGAGGAAGCGGTGAAGGTCATCGGCCCAATCAGAGGAGACCTTATTGATCGCACACAGCGGGATATGCTGAAAGATTATCTGCTCCCCAAAGCGAAGATCACTCTGGCCGAAGCAACAGAGAGACTGCGAGTCCATGACTTGGATTACATCGGACCAAACGAGAATCCCGGTCGCCAGCACACCTCTTCGTTCAATCCCGTTTATGGCGATGTCCTAGACTATTGGTTCTATCGTTTCTACGACGTGACGATCATCGGGTTGCCAAACGAGTCTTACTTCGTTCTGAAGTGCGTGCTGAAACAACATGGAATTCATGAGAAAGGCGTTCTGAAGATCATCTGCGGTCACATCATGACGGGAAGGTCTCTCGATACCGTGGCCAGTTTACTGGATGGAGCAACGATCGCACTTGCATCAAAAGGAGAGGAGTACAGAGACATTCCACAAGACGACGAAGATCTTCTCGCATAAAACTTCTATCTCAAAAACATCACTAGGCACATTGGTGCCACATGAATTCAATCAAACTATCAAGCTTGTGGAGGAAAACGGTCCCGATCCGCAGTTGGCAGTGTTCGCTTGCACCAAGATCTTATAGGTGCCTCCAGTGACGGCAGCACCACTGCTTCCCGAAGTGAAAATCGATTCAAATGCTTGTGTTTGATATCCTGGACCGAACACGAAGACGTTGTATGAACTCGCTCCGACCACGGCAGGCCAACTCCAAGTGAGAACATTGGATGGCTTTGTGAAAGAAATGGTGGGTGAAGCAGCTTGAGGACAAATGCATTCCCCTGATTGACAAACCAATCCGCTGGCACATTGAGTGTTGAGTGTGCAATTGGTGAGGATTCCACCGGGAGGCTGCGGACATGTGCAGTTAGGACAATTGGGGCAAGGCGGAATGGTAGGGCAAGGAGGAATCGTGATTGGTTCCTCGTGGTGATGATGTTTGTGGCCGCGATGTCCTCCCATTCCGACCACCAAAATCACAACCAGAATGAGAATCACCACGACAATCGAGATGGTCGCAACACTAGCAACCGTCATTTTAACCACAAGGTGAAAAAGATTTTCAAGTCTCCCGACTTCAAAAAGATAGAGCAAAGAGAAATCCTTTTTGTATCAAGTTTGAGGCCAAAAAGATGAAATCGTTGCAAGAACTTTCCTTGCTCGAGGCGACCAAGCGAATGGAAACACTTGGCGAGGTGCTCGATTTCTGCGAAGCTGATGAGACAATGAGTGGAATTTGTGCTGGATCTGCGATTTTCTGGAAGGATACCTTGACGAGGATTTTGGGAAAGACAATAGTTCTCCAAAGAGGCGATCTCGCGACTCAAGAAGAATGGTCGACTTTTGCTAAGTTACTTGATCAAGGATTGACGTACAAATATTCCATCGCTTCTGATGCTAATGGTATTGATATACATCCACTACCTTTCTATCGTGTGCAGAATCGTCGCGATGGCAGAAATGGCATCGAAAGATATCCATTGGAAATACCAGGTTTGGTTCCTTTGGTCGGATCAAGTGGTTTCTTTATTTCCATCTTCATGAGAGGCTATCGTGAACATAATCAGACTAACTTCTTTCTCGGAGAATTGGGTTCCCTGCTCGCTTCCCAAAATTTGATCAGATATGCGGCAGAATTATGCATCGATTGGTATGAACCTTTTGATCTCGCTGGAGAAATGGTTTGGGTCGATGATGAAGAGACTGAGATGCCAAACGTTGATTTCTTTGAAGAGGAAATTGCTGCCAATATGACTAATCAAGGTAGCGATGGCATTCTTGGAATAAGGTGGAAAAATCCGATATCCAACAAAGACTATCGAACGGAAATTTTTTGGACAATCAGACCGATCACATTCTGATCTCAAAATGATAAAAAACTCGACTCTCTAAATGAGAGGAAAGTTGAAAGACGCGGCTCTTCTCAAAGCGACAGAAAATCTCTCCACACTCCGCGATGTCTTTCGGTGGTGCGAAGGATCCCAAAAGTATCGCGACTCTTGCTCGACCGCTCCGGAATTCTGGAAACAAACAATTGTGAAATGCTTGGGAAATGTCATTGTGCTTCAACGCGGAGACATCGAGGAAAGCGAAGAATGGTACGACTTTGCGAGACTTCTTGCGACCGGAGTAGAGTACAAATATTGCATCACAGAAGACGACGCGACGAATGTTTGGACAACTCAGCCAGAACCATATGCGGCTATCGATGAGATCGAAGCTAACCACACTTTTTATGAAATTCGTATCCCAGCAATGCTGCCAGCTTCCGGAACATTTGGATACTTTGTGCTTGTTTACTACGAACCACCTTTTGATGACTACAAAACTTTTTTCCTCCATCCAGTGCAAACAACTGCATCAAACAGAGCTACCAAGTACGTTGGCGAGGATTTTACGGACTATTCCTTTCATCGATTAGACATTCGTAGGTCTCGACTGCAGATCGACGGAAATCCCGAACTCGAACTTGACGATAATCCTGGGGACAACTTTTTTATCGACACTGCGAGAGCCAGTTTGGCCGGCGGAAATAACGATGGTGAGTGGATTTTGAGATGGACAAATGAAGTAGGAGATGATAAGGTGATTTATTTCAGATGGATCATCAGACCGATCACGTTTTGAGAATTTCAACGGATATCTATTCGAAGAAATCAGAAGGTTTAAACAAGATGGATCTTGCCTTGGTTCTGGTCGTCCTGATCATTTTGATCATCATCGAGGTCTTTTGGTTCTTCAACCATTATCCAACGAAGGAAGAAAGGGATGAACATCAAGCCAAATTGATTTGGGCTGTTGTGGGAGCTATCTTGAGGTCACAATCAGACAGAGAGTATGGAGTCGTGGGAGGCACCAGTGTAGGCCATAATCATAATCGTCGTGATAATGATCAGTTCTGCTACGGCAGAGATCCCTGTGCGACAGGTCAAATTCATCGCCCTGAGTTGAATCGAATTCTCGACGGAGCTAACAATCCAGCTTATATGCATCCCGAGTTCGCTGATACTCTCGGTGATGCCTCAAAGGTCAAACACGCGCAGAGACGAAAGTGGCTACCTTTCGCAAATCCATGAAAGATGCAGAGTATCTCGCGCGAAGAGATGCAGTAGTTTGAAGCATGGCATCCATCTCTGAGGAAGATAGGAGAGGCCATTGTCGTAACTTACGAGAAATCGCATCGCGAGTCAAAAGTCCTCTAATGTTCATTGTACTTTTGAAAAAAGTGAATGCAAATTTATTCGTTCAGTTGTTTCCGAAAAGACTAAATGGACGAAGATGAGTTGCGCCGGAAAACGGCCAACATGAAGTTGCCACAAATCCTCAGTCTGTGTGGAGAAATTACCACTTCAAGGACCAATCCTTGTTTCAACTTTCCAGACTTTTGGAGGGATACAATTACTCGTCTTTATGGTAACATTGTTGTTCTCCAGAGAGGTGACCTAACAACTGGACGAGAATGGCACAATTTTGCTGGATACATGGCTACAGGAATTTCATACAAATATCGGATCCTGCATCGTGCTAATGGATGGGAAAATGTGGCCAAACCTTTCGTACCTCTAGAACAAATTGATGAAGACTCTTGGGCTCACCAATTTGATATTCCTGGAGCATTACCCAAGAAGGGAACGAAAGGATTTTTCGTGCGTTTATATCTGGATGGAAGTGCTGGCAGCATAGACGAAGGAACATTCTTCATCAATCCGAATCCAAAAGTGGCGCTAGACTTGGCCAAGAGATATGTGGGAGATTATTTTCACTCTAAGATGGCAGAATTTGTGTTAGGTGCTTGTACACTTGATGGGGGCGGAGATGAAGTAGAAGAATTTCCTACTTTCCCGGCTGCTGATCTTTTCATTCGTTCTGCCAAGGCGGCTCGAACAAATAGTGGCTATTGGATACTCGACTGGAGTAGAGAACTTGTCGATCCTGAGGAAGGCTATGTTGTAGGCGCCGTGAGAGAAGGAGCCGAGTTCACATGGGAACTCGTTGATATTACTTTCTGATTATAATCATATGGCACATATGTGCCTAGTGATTTGTTTCTCTGCTTACGGAGTAATGAGGTAGCTGTTCTCCCACACGATGAGACGAACGATGAGACCAAAGATGTCCTTCGGGAGATTCTTCCATTGTCCGGGTCGGAGTCTCATCAGTCTGAGGCAAGTCTCGACCTCGATGCAACCCAAGCGGAAGCTCTTGTAGTATTCTCCGTACCATTCTCTGGGATCTCCCATGATGGGATTGATGCTCGAAGTCCACTGGCGACCAGGATTGGTCAGAATCCAGCTCACACCGGTCAGTCTTTTGCGGACAATCTCGAGGTTTCCGAGAATCGTCTCTTTGTATCCCAGATTGGCGAATCCCCTGTCGAATAACCTTCTGAAAAAGAGGGTCTGCACCTTGAAATAATCAATGGTGGCCTCCGTTTCCCCGAACTTAGGTTGAACGAAAGAGTTCATGATCGCCTCCTTGATGGAATCGTCAGTTTGGACATCTGCAGCACAAGAATACAACGAGTTGAAGGCAAAGATCTCCTGCGGTTGGAGATCTTCAGGTCGTCCGTAGTTGGTGATGATAGGCGACCCGGGAGACTTCAAAATGAGTCCCGATGTCACCGAGGAAAGGTTTCCTCCCAGCAACATGGTGATGTTCAAAGTGATCATCGCAGCGCTCCAGACTCGATTGGAACCGTAGTCGCACTTTTTCGCCACCCTGTTAGTCTTTGCGGGAGAAATGACCCACGACAGGTGATCGCTATTTTGGTCGTGATCGGGGACAAACATTTCCAGATTGATGTTTGCGCACGGCAATCTCAAGACGGGTCTCTTTTGAGTCAGAATTCTCATCTCGAATGCCAGCTGAGCCTTATACGAGTTGATAGCCGAAACGAAGATGTGGGCAGCATGATTCTTGTGATCATAGCGATAGCCGGAATCCTCAGCGATTTTCTCCAGGCAATGAATCACATCTTCGACATTTCCGAATTTCTTGGGAGTCAGCTCGAGGAGATTCATGCCGCGAACGTTGTAGCCGAGTTTGTTGGCAGTTTTCTCCATCTTCTTGATGACAGCGGCGCGACTGGCTGGTTCTTCGTTGAGAAAGAAGACGGAGTTCTCTCTGATTACATACTCCTGCTCCCAGAATTCACTTTCGGGATCGTATTGATCACACTTTGCTGTGAGTCCTGCACCATCTGCGATGCGATCCAATCGCGCGACGATCTCCTTCGCTGGTTTCCTCTTGATGACTGTCTTGATGATCCCTGGATCCAAACCGGGCAGGACAAGACGACAAAGTCTCGCATACTTTCCGAGGCGATGTTCGAAGCTCGTGCTGCGGCGACTGGTGTCCATCAAGATGATTCGACTGAAGGCGGAATACGCGCCCAGCTCGGTGGCCAGAAGACGATATCCATCGGTTGCGACCATCGCCGGACCAAGATCGAAGCCACCCAGGACCGACCCGATGCTCGGATACACGCGGTGAATGAATTGATACTTGATGTCGTAAAAGTGGTTCGAAATGAGACGAACAGTCGTGACGAACTCGCTCCTCATCACATGGACATTGCCGATGGTCTCTTGGCCGGTCGCATCTATGTAATCTGCCTTCATGGGCGCTGCCAACCAGCGAGAAGAGAGAAAGGCGATCGCTTCGGCAAGCAAATTGTCGTATCTCTCTTTGGCGACAGAGGGAGCAAGATGCTCAACCTCGGGATCGACGAAGAAGAAATCGATGTCGTCCGCCGAATCAGCGTAGAGTGCTTTGAAGACCGCTCCTCCCGCGGCCATGATTCTTCCTCGGAAATGCTTCAGAAGATCGATCGAGTGAGGAAACCTTGCCTCCAAAACATTGAGAGCGACAGTCTCCTGCGTTTTCCACGATATTTCTGGGAGCTGAAAGTCGTACAAATGGTGAGAAATGGGGTACCCTCCTTCCGGATTCTCGGTTCCATCGCGGAGGCGTGCAGTTCGGTCTGCCATCTCTGCCATCTCTGCATCGGAAAGGATTGGCCAGCTGCGAATCTTGCGGGAAATCGCATCGCGAGTCATGATACCGTGAACGTTTCCCATCTCAGTATGTAACGAATCACAAAACATGTTTTCATAATTTTGTAAACTCATTTCTAGAAATGAGTTTACAACCGTGAGAATTGGTTTGTAGAACAATTCTAAACACAAAATGTATCGCGAATTGCATGAAACATGTGGTTTTCACGTTGTTATGAACTTATCATAAAATGAGTTTACAAAATTAGAAAAACATGAGATAAAATCATCCTACTCAGGATGAACTCCAGCAAGTACGCCTTTTTGAGCCACGATGAGACTCGCAGAAATGCCACAGAAGAAAAGCTTTTCGGGTTTCAAATCGAGGAAGGAGAGAAGGCCTTGGTGACCGCTTTATGTGACGCCATGGGCGAGAAATTCCGTCTAGACAGAATTGATCGACTTTTTGATCCTCGAGATTGGAAAAAATTGGCTTCCCCAGATGAAGTCACGGATCTCGACGAGTGGCATCGAACTGGAAAAGAACTGGATCAACTCTGGAAGGCCAAGTTGGAGGAACTGCAAGTAAACTTCTTGCGCGAACATGGTCATCGCATTCCTGGGCACGTTCTGCCCAGGACACTTGCTTACGAAGCGTTGAGAGAGGAGCCCAACAGCAAGGAATGCCAACCGGTAACCAAAGTGCTCGAAACTATGGGCATCAATCATTGAGACAATTTTAGGCACAAAAGTGCCGCGAATATAATCTATGTGTTGTAAAAAGAGTCCATAATTTTATGGAAACATAGAAATAAAATCGGAGATGGATGCTGATTTGCACGCGAATTCTCAGGAAGAGTATTTTCTGTATCTCTTCAGAGTGATCGGTAGCCAAAATCTCGTGAACATCTACTGTAATTCTCTGGAAACACAGAGAGATTGCAAACATAATCTTGACGAGCAGACATTCAGGTCTCACATCAAGTTTTTACGCGAATCTGGACATAGTGCTCCGGAAGTATTGGCGAAAACGTGGGCGCACGAAATGCGCAATCCCACGACTCCAATCGCCCAGGCAATTGAAGAAACAATTGCCACCGCAAAGTGGCTACTTCCAGAAAACAGTAGTTTTTCACCAAGCTCTGTCTTCGAAGAAGACTTGACATCCCAAGATGATCAAGAATCGAAAACTTTCATGAAGAATTTCTGCGATGCTTTGGAAGAACAGCCTGACCTCATTCCTCTAGACATAGAGCAACTCTTGGAGAGGGACGAATGTGTCGACATTGCGAATGATCTCAAAGCGGAATATGATGCAATGCTGGCAGAAACGCAAATTGCTTTCTTCAAGAAGTATGGTAATCGCATTCCTGTCAGCGTTATGATGAGCTTTTTGACTGAAGAGGTGGAAAATGGTGATGAGCAGATGGCCGATATTGCAGGAACCATGGGATTGGACTTGTGATCAAACAAACTCCAGGCACTTTTGGTGCTGCGAGTGTGTAATCTTTGTGTTTCGACGATTGGAACAATCTTATCATAAAATGAGTTTACAAAATTAGAAAAACATGTAGTAGGACTAACAATACGAGATGAGCGAAAATATCGATCGTACTACCGTGGAAGCCATTCTGACCGCTCATGCTGATGACCTCAGGACGATGCGATTCGAGCTCTTTCCAATTCCGCAAGATATCAACGAGGTTGATACGGTGGTGAATCATAGCGAGCTGCTCGCTATCGGACAACATGAGGGACTCAATTTCCACGCGGATCGCAAAAGCGAGTTGCACAGATTCTATCCCAATGTGGATACCATTCTGGCCTTCAAGCCTGGACACATGGTTTGTGCTGGCGGTGCCGTCGCCTCGTCAATCATGCAGAGTCAAGAGAGGAACAGACCGGGAGATGCCGACATTTTCTTCTACGATACCACGACTGAGGAAGCGGAAAGCACGATCAGGACGATCTTCGAATGGGTTGCCAAAAAGAAGAAAGGAAGGTGGTACGGATTGCGCAATCAGAACGTGACCACTCTCTGGATCATGCCTAAGGACATGGGAGGAGATCTCGCCGTTCTCTCGGAGAAGGAACAAGTGTCTCTCTTCATGACATCAGCTGCGAAGTACCAGTTCATTCACCGAGTGTTTCCAACCAAGGGATCCGTCATTGGTGGCTTCGATATCTCGGCATGTATGTTCATGTACGATGGCTTCGAGATTCAAGGGCTGCCCATTTCGCTGTACGCTTTGAGAACGGGCTACATTATCGTCGATGTGTCGAGACGATCTCCTTCCTTCGAGATGCGACTGAAGAAGTACTCGAAGCGATATGGGTTTGGCCTGATTGTCCCATGCATGTCCAACAATGAGATCGAGATGTTCTTGCGTGATTCTCCCTTCTCGCTCGGCTTTGCGAGTATTGCGGTGGGAGGCTGCCTTCGCATCACGATAAGGGAAGAATGCAATCGCATCGAGATTGCAAGTCGCCACTACCAACAACAACGTGGGGAGACCAGCGATTATGACGCCGGGGAATGCGACTATTCCAAACTCGGTACCGTCAACTCGATCTTCGCCATCCAAGGCAAGGAGACTTTTCTTTCGTGGGAAGGCAGGAACATCGAGAGTTTGTTCGAGAAGCCCATACTGGCGTATCTCTCTGGATCGGAATTGGACAAACGCTTCGATCGGATTTCTCGGCACGTCTATGATAACAACGATTTCACCTCGATGTGTCGCTGGCTTGGTCCCGACAGATGTTACAAGAAGGGAACTAAGATCGATGAGGCCAGTTATCCCGACGTGGTCTTCATGCCATCCCAACAAGTGGTTTCCGAAAGATGCCGCGGGCAGAACCCGCTTTGCTTGGACAAAAAAGAGATCTACATTCTGCAACAAGTGGTTTTATCTCGTTGCCTGAACTTCCAGCGAGAACTTTCGGATCGCATGCAGTCTGGCAAGTCTCTCGTCACCTGGTTGGGACAGAATGATAACCCGGGCCGCCAGTTCACTGCGTCATTCCATCCGATTGCAAACGTGCGAGGCTGGTATAATCCCAAGATGGCTCGTCCTTTGTCCATCGGGATTTCTCACGGGATTTTCAAACAGTTGAAGCTTCTGCAGCTCCACGGTAGTAGTGAAGTTGGCTGGAAATTTCTATCATGCATGAAGGTACCGCGATTTGGTCGCGACATTCTGAGAAGTATTTGCCGAGCTTTGTGGAACCTTTATGCCGAAGATGGCCGCCGCATTCTGAAGAGAGTGGAGGAAATCGAGTTGGGGCCGCATCGCTACACAAAGAAGGAGCTGGACGATAACTTGCAGGCCTCTCTCGACTTCGAATGAAGAAACAACAAATTAGGCACTTTTGTGCCGCGTTTGAAACTATGGTAGGAAACTTAATGCAGTCTCATCTAGTGAGACACAAGATTATAAAATGAGTTTCTATTTTTTTATGCAGATGAAGTAAAAAGTCACACAGATGAGGAACCAAGAGTTTCCAATTGCCCTGGATATTCGTATTGTCGAGGGAGACAATGTTTATGCATACTTTGTCGCACAAGAGGGCGAACTCTTTGTCTATCAGTTCATCGGACAGGTTGGCTATGCCAGTGAAGACGGACTTTGGTTCGAGCTGTTCGTCAGTTTGAGTGCCAAGTTCGATCATCTCGCGGCCAATCTGCCAGCACAATACAAGCCAATAGTCCTCGAACAAGAGGACCAGTATTCGGAATCAGGAGATTTCATTGGGAAAGTTCCTGAGATTCAGCTCGTAAGGGTACCAAGGAAGAACATCCTGAAGTTCCTGCCGACCAAGAAGAATTCCTTCGATCTCATCCACTCTCTGCGAACGCCCTGTTTGCAAGGCAAGTTGGTTCGCATGTGGGCCAAGAATATCAAAGGAACGCAGCAATATGCTGTGGGACGTGTGGTCTCCGATCGCTTCCGCGTAAGTATTCATGATCGTGCCTGCATGATCCAACCGGAGGAGAACATCGTTTCCGGACCACTCGCGAAATATCTCGATCCTACTTTCGTTCCCAAGAGGAGCCCATCGGCATACAACATTCCCCAAGTGCGATTGATCTGTTGGCCTTCCCAGAGTTCAGATCTGGATGCTCCTCTGACGCTCACTCCAGATCATCGCTTGGAGGTATCAAATTTCAGCGAAGCGGACAGACAAAACGTGACCACTTTCCGAGCTACTTACTTGAAATACTTGCAGGCGCTCATGGCCAAAAACTTTCCTTTCACCAGGAGAGAAATCTGCTCGTTCGTCAAGATTGGCAACGTGTCTCGCATGGCCGATCCCAAGAGGAACGGACCTTGTGTGGAACATGCTTTCACACAAGAGAATTCCTTTCTGTCTGGCCAATCTGTGTATTCTGATCCCTGCTTTGAGCTTGGACCCGGCTTCCTCACGTGCGCGACACCAATGTCGGAAGTTGGAGTCTACAATGACAAAAAGATTCCATCAGTTGGTGACATCATCTATGGAACGGAGATTGCAACTTCGCTCGGTCGTCGAAAGTACGATCGTGTCAATTTGGAGTGGCTCAACGTTTCCCGCTTTCCAGGACTGGATGTCTTCATCCAGTGGGTCAGAAATCCAACAGATGATCTCGATCTGCGCACTCTCTTGACTTCTGATGGCGACGCGACCATTTTCTACAACTTACTGCAAGGATACTTTCTACCTGCAGCGACCATCAACATCCACTTCGACTGGATAATGGAACATATCTTGTGGCAATACAAGTTTTAATAGCAATCTAGACTCACTGCGAGTCGCGATTTTAGTTTCCATGCATAACATTTTGCAAAAAAAATGAGTTTTCATAATTTGCAAAAAATGTCACCGAAATTCGCATCAGCTGCGGTACAACTCGACATGCTTCCTAACGGTACAAAGTGTCCTCAATGTTCTGCAATCGCTTCTAAAGACTTGAAGCACAGTCACAACGCTGACAATTTGCCCAGAGAATACCTGGACGTGTACAGACTGAACGAACCGGTCCAATTTAAGGGCTCAGAGAGTTGGAAAAACAGTTTCAGCGTTTTTCTGAAATATTTGGGCGACCACGATTTCCTGCGATTTCCTCTGGGTTACTACGGAGAGGATGGCTACTGGGTGAGCTATAAGTGCATTCGCATCGGCACCAATATAACACCAAAGCCGCAAAAAGATGAGGACGCAGTTCTCGTCTTACCGGCGGAGTTTCAGTGCTTCCCTTTTAACATTTCTAGTAATTCCGTAGTTCTCAAAAATGATGGCACCGGATGGAACGTGGCTACTCTGCAGTTTTCGAACGGAATTCGCCATGGAGTGAAGCGCAATGGCGAAAACGAGATTGATATGTTTACCGACACCACTCCCGTGCCACTCAAAACTCGAGACAGGATCATGTTGGGAATAGAACAGAACTTCATCCCGATCCAATTCATTTCCGGCCCTAACACCGGAAAGCAGGACGAAGTTGATATCCATTTCATTCGAATTCTGACTACTTTGGGAGCTGCGATCGAAGCGGCCGGTGAAGATACCGAAATAGCCGACGAAGTTGCCTTAATGCTGGGCCCTATTAGTGACCATAACAAGACTGCGTTCAAAAATCTGGTAGAACTATTGGTATTAGGAGAACTTCTCAAGGACCCTCTCGACAATGCGCATCATTGGTACTCGCAGATTTTAGTTGCTATGGCCCGTCTTTATAGTCCAGGAAGATACTCCGTGCGTCGCGAACGGGAACACGAGGATGTGTATCGAGACAAAGGACTGTGCAATTCTTTAGGATATCTGGCAGTGGATCTGGCAGAAGCTAAGGTATACGGCTTAATGAAGATATATAGTAGACACGAGTTGACTATCGACAATGTGTATCTAGAGTTTCGCAAAGCGCTTGTATTCGGAGAAAGAAGCAACGACATGCATAAGCGAAGAGGCGTTGCGCTTTACGTTTTAAAGGGTACGAAAGATTTCGAGGTGGAACCGTACGAGACAGCACAACGTTCTGTACAACTTGGAAGCAAATTCACTGGCGTCGTTCCCGTCTCTTGGCAAGGTTTCGAAGAACAGCATGCTCTACTGACAACAAAAAATGGCGGACTGTGGAAAATCACGCATCAAACTCCCAACGGGCGCACATTTTGGTACAGCGGAGATAACGCAAATGGCGAAGAACTCAAGCCTGGAGATTGGAGATTACTATCCACCAAAGACAGGCTATTTTTTGTGTCAGGAACAAACCAGTTGTTACAGTTATACTGGCTAGATTTCCTTGGCAACTGGAACCAACAAAAATGTAATGAGTTCACGCCAATTGTGTGCAATTGGCTGCGGCCCAACAAGATTCTGAAAATCACAGCTTGTGAGAAACTGAGCAAAAAGTGCACTGCGGTTGATCAGCAACGCGGTTTAGCACTGTTGAAATTGGCCGCACACAACGACGTGGCAAAAGAGACTACTTCGTGGTTGTACGATTTAATCAACGAAGTGTCTCTGAATCAGCAGGACATGATACGCTTCCTGAAATGGACATTAGTTGGACAACTGGAGAACTTCTGTACTCCAGACGAGTTCAAGACACTTTTCAAGACAGAATAAAAACAAGGACCATAATGGTCTAAGTTTTAGTTTTACACTGCTCGAAACATAGCGCCAATATGGTTGCATTATCTTCTGCAGAAAATGAGTTTTCATAATTCGGAAAAGTTGATAACTAAATCGAGACAATATGTCTGCGGAAGAGAGAACGGGCTTACCCCCAGGCAGCACCTACTACGGTCCTCCGTCGGTCTACTACGTGTCCAACATGAACGATTGCCCTATTTGCAATCGCTCGGCCTACAAAGACTACCGCAACGGGCTCTTCCAGGGTGAAGACCGTCGATATCACCCGGAATGTCTCGCCAACAACAGATGCGGGCGCTGCGGAGAGAATTTCTCCTTTCGGCCATATCTAGAACCAAATCTCGAGGGCTTTCTGCACGACGTGTGCCCCAAACAAACTGACGGAAAGCAGTACCCGGCGAAGTAATTCCGTCAATCGAAACGAGGATCTTTATGGTCCCAGTTTATAGATAAAAGAGTTGCCAAATTTATACCTAGATGTCCCAAAAATGGGAGCACTAGTTTCACGCGGCGAGCATTTCAGACTTCACTTAGTTAGTGAAAGAGGTGATTCTCTTGCGGAAGTCGGGTTGGCAAGAAGGAAAGGAACACGAGGTCAACTTCGATAGTACAGAAAATGCCGATCTTTGGTTTCGACATGCGAAACGCATTGGAGGAACAAAATTCGACAAGAAGGCTTCCGATTTTGTATGCAGTGGAGTGATCGATATGCAAGAATGGATGGAATCTACTTTGTCGAAGATGCGTCTTGCGGAACAACAATCGGAAATAGAACATGCGATTACTTCTTTTCCAGCACGGAGGCCAAAGATATTTTCGTCCGTGATCACCTCGTTATAGTTCCCAGGTTGCTAAAAACCTTCACCATTTCTGTAGACGAGTAGACAAATAGTTTTGAGTCTCATATGAGACGAAAAATAGAGCATGGTGGTTAGCGCATTTTGCGCAGAACTTTGAAAATGATTGTGATAACATCTTTGGTCAGAGGAAGATCACCTCGCCTGGACAAAATCCAGAGCGTATTGACGGGAACGACGTGATCCAAAATGTTCAAACACAAGTTCGAACAGATTGAAAAACGAGTGTCGTCTTGTCGACTCATGATGTATTTGCTATTCTTGCACATTGTCGGATTGGCCCAACACATATGGAGGTTACAAACGTAGCAAAGTCTATAACCAACAAGTCCGCGACTTTTGCGGAGTTGTTCGTCATGAACAACGCACTTCGAAGTGGCGTTGCATTCTGGGCAAGTAGCAGTACAATCGTTGCCCTTCCAGCAAGCATAACGCGAGAGCGAGAAGTTGTGCCAATGTTTTTGCTCGACTACAGTCTCGGGAAGATCTTTGCGGGAAGAAAGTAGAGAGTACTTTTTCTTCGCTTTCGGAGGCTGCGACGGGAGACATGCGAGTACCGAAACGGGAAACAGAGTTCTGCTCCTGTCTGGTGCGGGAGGCTTTTCCTTTTTGATCTTGCCTGGTGCGGGCGTATCGGTTCCCTCGTAGCAATGGCAGTCGAAAAGAGCGTTGTAATACGTCATTGTTTATCTGAGTATAAATCATGTTTTCCGAATTGTTAAAACTCATTTTATGATAAGTTGTTCATGCGTAGAAATACAAATGTGTAATGATAGTAAGACAAATTTTGTGACTCTTCACGTTCATATGTTTGCGAACTTACGTGAATACGAACTTATAATAAAATGAGTTTTAACAATTCTGAAAAGATGATCCACAAATCGTGCTACAGACAAAAGCTACAAGATGAC